ATCTACGATAAGACGTACGAGTGGTACACATCTGGCCCTCGTCAGCGTCTACAGCCGGGCGGCTCCATCATTATTGTGATGACACGCTGGTCAAAGAAGGACTTGACGGGGCAAGTGATCAAGTCTGCCGCTCAAAGAGACGGCGATGAGTGGACGGTGATCGAGTTTCCGGCGATTCTGCCCTCTGGCAACCCACTTTGGCCTGAGTTTTGGTCAATTAACGAACTTCAAGCCTTAAGAAACGAACTGCCCAACCAGAAATGGATGGCGCAGTACATGCAGCAGCCTACTTCAGACAGTTCAGCGATTGTGAAGCGGGAATGGTGGCAAATCTGGGAGGATGATAGCCCTCCGTACTGTGAATTCACCCTGCAAAGCTGGGATACGGCGTTCGAAAAACACAATCGAGCCGACTACAGTGCGTGTACTACATGGGGTGTCTTCTATCAGGAGGACTCGGCGGGTGTTATGCAGGCTAATATCATCCTCTTAAACGCTATTCGCAAGCGCATGGAGTTTCCGGAGCTAAAACGCAAGGCGCTGGAGGAGTATCGAGAGTGGGAGCCTGACTCCATAATTATCGAGAAGAAGGCATCGGGTGCGCCGCTGATATACGAGATGCGGGCGATGGGTGTGCCTGTGCAGGAGTTCACGCCTAACAAAGGCAACGACAAGATTAGTAGATTAAATGCGGTGTCAGACATCTTCGCCTCCGGGCGTGTCTGGGTACCCAACACAAGGTGGGCGGAAGAAGTGGTGGATGAGGTGGCATCCTTCCCCGGTGGGGAACATGATGACTATGTGGACTCGGTATCCCTCGCCATGTCGCGCTTCCGCAAGGGTGGCTTCCTCCGGACAGAACTGGATGAGCCGGAAGAGGTAAGAGAATTCAGGCGCAAGAAGGCGTATTACTAATGATTAAATCAACTTTTATGTATTACGAGCGGGCTATGCCGCCTGACTTTTGTGACTACGTTATCAAGAGTTTGGACTGGTCGCACGCTGGGATTGGCACAACCCGGGAAGAATCTGGCGCGGAATCTACAAGACTTCGCAGGGTTAAGATTTTGCCGGAGCACTTAATGTCTCCGCTTGGCTCGGTCTGCAAAAACTACATGATTGACGGCAACAGTAGAACACAGTGGAGCAAGTCAATTTGCGGCTTCGACATCCCACAGATTCTGAAGTATGAGACTGCGGACCACTACTGGTGGCATCACGACGTGCTCCCGCCGGTAGATGGGAAACAACGGCGTGTCTCGCTATGTATGCTGTTAAATGACCCGTCCGAATTTGAAGGCGGGCAACTTGAGATTAAAGACAAGACTGACAACGCCCTAAAAAACAAAGGCGACATCATCGTGTTTGATTCAACCGCAATGCACCGAGTTGCCCCTGTAACTAAAGGTGTTCGCATTTCGGCTGTGTGCTGGGCTTACGGATTTTATGAGGATTAATCATGGCTATTGATAAAGCACTAAACCGCGCCCCGTTAGGGTTAGACGCGATGGGTATGGGTGAGATGGACGAGCCCATATTAGAGATTGAGATCGAGGACCCAGAGTCGGTGACTATTGGCATGGGTGGGTTGGAGATTGAGATCGAGCCGGGCAAAGATGAGGACGATGAATTCAACGCCAACTTGGCTGAGAAGATCAGTGATGACGTGCTAGAGGGATTAGCCTCGGAATTAATTTCTGACTTTGACGACGATGTAGGTAGCCGCAAAGACTGGATGCAGACTTATGTAGACGGCCTTGAGCTGCTAGGTATGCGGTTGGAAGAACGCAGTGAACCGTGGGAAGGAGCCTGTGGTGTTTACCATCCTCTTTTATCTGAAGCTCTGGTTAAGTTCCAATCCGAGACGATCATGGCGACGTTCCCGGCGAGTGGTCCGGTTAAGACGCAGATCATTGGAAAGGAGACCGCTCAAAATAAGGAAGCTGCCGAGAGGGTTCAGAATGACATGAACTACCAGCTTACCGAGGTCATGACTGAGTATCGCAGCGAGCACGAGCGCATGCTGTGGGGCTTGGGTCTGTCGGGTAACGCGTTCAAAAAAGTCTATTACGACCCATCGCTAGAGCGGCAAGTATCTATCTTTGTGCCTGCTGAAGATGTGGTGGTGCCGTACGGGGCGAGTAATTTGGAGTCTGCACCACGTGTGACGCATGTGATGCGTAAGACCGAGAACGAGCTAAAGAAACTACAAGTAGCGGGCTTTTATCGGGACGTGGAGCTGGGCGACCCCGTCAACGTGTTGGACGACGTGGAGAAAAAGATCGCGGAGAAGATGGGCTTTCGCGCTACAACTGACGACCGCTACAGACTTCTGGAGATGCAGGTTGACCTAGACCTGCCGGGATATGAGAGCAAAGACGGTGTAGCGTTGCCGTACATCATCACATTAGAAAAAGGTAGCGGCACTATTCTGTCAATCCGCCGTAACTGGGAGCCGGATGATGACACCCATCAGAAGCGCACTCACTTCGTTCACTACGGCTACATCCCGGGCTTTGGCTTCTATTACTTTGGCCTGATCCACTTAATCGGTGCGTACGCTAAATCAGGTACTTCGCTGATTCGTCAGTTGGTTGACTCGGGTACGCTATCTAACCTGCCGGGCGGTCTGAAGACCAAAGGCATGCGCACTAAAGGAGATGACACACCGATCTCCCCCGGTGAGTGGCGTGATGTGGATGTAGCGTCAGGCACCATACGCGACAACATTTTGCCGCTGCCATACAAAGAGCCAAGCCAAGTTCTGATGTCGCTGATGAATCAGATCGTCGATGAGGGGAGGCGTTTCGCATCCGCTGCTGATCTCAAAGTCTCTGATATGTCGGCACAGGCTCCTGTTGGTACGACACTCGCGCTGCTGGAGCGTCAACTGAAAGTGATGAGTGCAGTACAGGCGCGGGTTCACTTTGCGATGAAGCAAGAGTTCAAGCTCTTGAAGAACATCATTGCGGCTTACGCCCCGACCGAGTACAGCTACGAGCCAGTTGAAGGTAGCCGTCGCGCACGTCAGAAAGATTACGAGATGGTGGACGTGATCCCCGTCAGTGATCCGAACGCCGCGACGATGAGCCAGAAGGTTGTTCAGTACCAAGCCGTGATGCAGATGGCGCAACAGAACCCGCAAATCTACGACATGGTCGAGTTGAACAAGCAGATGTTGGAGGTCTTAGGTATTAAGAACGTCCACAAGCTCGTGCCCGCTGCGGAAGACCAGAAGCCGAAAGACCCAGTGTCAGAGAACATGGCGGTCATCAATATGAAGCCGGTCAAAGCGTTTATGTATCAAGACCATCAGGCGCATATTCAGGTACATACGGCTGCTATGCAAGACCCGAAGATCATGCAGGCGGTGGGGCAGAATCCACAAGCGCCAATGATGATGGCAGCTATGCAAGCGCATATTGCTGAACACGTTGCGTTTGAGTACCGCAAACAGATTGAAGAACAACTTGGCGTACCGCTGGATATTCCTAACTACGAAGATGGCGACACCATCCCAGAAGAAATGGAAGTTCAAGTTAGCCGCCTGATGGCGATGGCTGCTGGGCAGTTGCTCCAGAAAGACCAAGCCGAGGCCGCGCAACAGCAAGCGCAACAAGCCGCACAAGACCCAATTGTCCAGATGCAGCAAAAAGAACTGGGGCTTAAAGAGCGTGAAGTCAATATTAAAGAGCAGAAATTGCAACTTGATGCTACTGCACAAAACGAAAAAGCTCAGATTGAGCGGGAACGTATTGCTGCACAACAAATGATTGCGGGGCTACAGGTAGCTGCTAAAACTTCCCATTCTCAGCAAGAGCTTCAGTCCAAAATGGAAGCTGAAGGGGTTCGACTTGGTATGCAAGCAGTTAAAGACCAAAGAGACGCAGAGAGAACTACGCAAAAACCACCAAAGGAGTAATCAGTGGACAAAACACTGGAGATTATCAAGGGACGTATCAATGACAAACAAGCCCAACTTGCGCATGCCGTGAGTGGGGGCACAATGAAGGATTACGCAGAGTACCGCGCAATCTGCGGCGAAATTCGGGGTCTATCGCTCGCAGAAGGTTTCATCTTAGACCTTGCAGCCCAAATGGAGCGTAACGACGATGAGTGAAATATTAATCGCTACAGAAAGCGGTGAAGTACCACGTACTGAAGAAGATAAAGCTAAACAACTTCCTGAACCAACCGGGTACCACGTATTGTTGGCGCTTCCAGAAGCTGAAGAGAAGTACGACAGCGGGCTGATTAAAGCTGACGAAACTCGGCGGACTGAAGAAGTATTAGCAACGGTCTTCTTTGTAGTGAAATTAGGGCCAGATTGCTACAAAGACGAGAAGCGGTTCCCAAATGGACCGTGGTGCAAAGAAGGTGACTTTATTCTTGCTCGTCCAAACAGTGGTACTCGTTTGAAAATTCACGGCAGAGAGTTCCGCCTTATCAATGACGATACGGTAGAAGCAGTCGTGCAAGACCCCCGTGGCATTAGCCGCGCATAAAGGAGAAATAAATGGATCAA